TTAGTTGGGAGGAATGGTCCTTTCCTCGAGCTTCCGGATGGCGGCGACGCCTAGCGCCGGGTCGCGATGCATGTAGTGCGCGTCGAGGATCGTCCCGACTTCCTTCAGGCTGTGCCCGGTGATCGCGGCGATCTCAGGCACGGTGGCACCAGCGACCGCCAGCCGGGTCACAGCGGTCCCGCGCAGGTCGTGGAAGGTGAGGCGGGTGACGCCTGCCTTTATGCACGCCTTGCGCCACGAGGCGCGGAAGCCTGATTCGGTCCAGCTGTTTCCCCGCTCGGTCGAGAGAATAGTGGCCGGCAGGGTGATACCCTCGCGCGCGGCGCTGGCTTTGGCGGCCTGGAGTGCAGCCTTTAGCGGAGCGCCGACCGGGATAACGACGGCGACCTTTGTCTTGCTCTGGCGCAAGCGGATGGTTTCGCCATCGTATGCGGCCCACTGCAGGCGTAGCAGGTCGCCTTGGCGCTGGCCGGTCCATAGCGCCAACGTCAGCGCAAGGCGCAGGTGGGCAGGGGCCTTGGCGTGAAAAGCTTGTTCGTCCGCATCGGTCCACACGTTTTCGGTTCTAGCGGCCTTGTAGAGGCGGCCGGGGCGTTCGCACGGGTTGACCGGAACGAGGCCTCGATCGAGCGCCCATGACAGCGTGCGTGCGAGGACGGCGAAGGCATAATCTGCCTGACGACGCGACTTGATGGCGAGGCGTTCGCGCCACGCGAGCAATTCGCCGCGCGTCCGGCGGTCCTCCAGCGCAGCGATGGGGAAGTCGCCGAACTCCGCCTCGACCACCTTGAGCAGGCGGCGGTAGTCTTTGCGCGTGCGTTCCGACAAATCCGCGAAGTCGATCGAAAACTCGTACTTGTCGAGGATCGAGATCAGCAGGTCGTTGCGCGGCGCACGTCGCGCGGCGACCGCGCTATGGTAGCTGGCGATGAATTCCGGCGATCCCGGCTGCCCATCGAGGCGGGGGCCGCCTTTCCACGCATAGTAGTAGGTCACGGTCTTGCCGGACGCGAGCTTCTTCGAGATCCGGTTGATCCCCTTGAGGCGCACTTTCATTATTTCTTCTGCTTCCATGCGTCGAAGGGAGAGGCTGGTTCTTGTGCGACGGATGCGGTCAGCACGCGGATCGTGCCGTCCGGCGCGATCTCGACCCCGCTGATCGTGATTTGCGCGGCGCGCACGGCTTTCACGGCGCGGGCGATGTCTGCCTGCCTGAAGGCTGCAGCGGTGCGACTCATAGGATCTCGCTATCTGCCGGGGTCTAGGCGGCTACGTGGAGTTGGGAGGAGGGAAGAGTCACCGGGGCGGCATTTGGTTTGGCGCCCGTCCAGATGAAGGCGCCCGATTTGCTACCGACGGTCACCGGACGCGCTGGCGATGGCCCACGCGACGATGAACGGGATGCTGCAGATCGCGGCGATGAGTAACAGCGCGCGCGCCGCCCCCCGCATGGCTGCCGTTCTGCGGCCCTTGCCTGCAGGCGACGAGCAGGCCCTGCAACTGCAGCCGATCGGGTGGATGCGATTGTTTGCGGGCATGATCAGTCCAGCCCCAGCGCGGCTTTGTAGGTCTCCAGAACGGCGTCCATTTCCCGGCGGTCGTCGGGCTTCATCTTCCGCAGGCGGACGATCATTCGCATGATCTTCACGTCGTAGCCGACGGCTTTGCCTTCACCGTAAACGTCGCGGATATCGTCGCTGATTCCCTTCTTCTCTTCTTCAAGTCGCTCCACACGCTCAATCAGGAGGCGCAGGCGGTCGTCGGTAGTCTCAGCCATATTCTGGTCCTTCACAGCATCATAAGTTGCGCGTCGGGGGTGTTCACGATCCAGTCGGCACGAGCGGCCAGGGCGCGTTCGTACGCGGCTTTCGAGGCGGTGCTTTCCGCCTCGGCGCACGCCAGCTTTTCAGTGGCGCGCGCAATGCGCCGTTCACAGCAGCGCACCAGTTCCTCAATCTTGTCGAGGCTTGCGGGTCCGGAGAACCAATCTGCATACAGAGGACGCGCATCCGCGCCGGGGCCGCTCATTGCGGGAGCATGGTCCAAGTGGCCGCGAACGCGACGAGGATGGCGGGTGAAGCAAGAGCGAATCCGACGCTTTCCCGCCGCAGGCCAGCCGGTGCGCTGCGCCACAGATGCAGCCATGCCGCGATCACTGGATGAGATCCTGCGCATCAGGCGCAGGACAGTCTTCGAAGATGACCGCGATGTCCTCTGCAACCTCGATTGCCCACCAGCCTTCGGGCAGCACCGGCGTGCGCGTGTGCTGAACCGCGCCACAGCCAGAACAGATGAAGGTAGCGGCGGGGGTTGTCGGGGGACGGTTGATGATCGGGGGCTTGGGGTGACGTGCAGCGTGCATGACAAAACACTCCGTTGAAGCGGGCAAAGAAAGGGCGTTCCCGGCAGCGAGCCGGGTTCAGGATCAGGTCTATGGGGAAGGGCGGCCCTGAAGGGCCGTCAGGCCAGCTTAGCTGGGGGCAGCGCTGGTTTCCGGCCCGCAAGGACATTCATCGTCGTTCGCGGCGCGGTCGTTGGCGGCATCATGCCACGTGGTCATTGGCAACTTATGGAGCGGCGTGGGGTAGCGGGTCTGCTTGGTCATCCGCAGCGCCTCCATTCCGACGACGAACTGCGCCCCGCAGGCATCCGGATTGCGGCAGGCGTAGTAAACCTCCCGATAGAGCTGGCTGCTTTTTCCCGCTGCGCGCGCAAAGGCTTTTCCGCCGCAGCAAGGACAAGTGACATGTGGCAAACGAACCGGACGCCCCGACATTTCTTCAATTCCCCGTAGCTTCGCGCCCGGCCCCAGTGCCGGGCAGAAGTGCTTTCAGACGACCGATCAGGCGCGGGAAAATGGCATCCGCTTCTTCGGTTTCGACGATGGCGCGATGGATTTCGGCGGGCGTGGCGCCCGGCCGAAGCGCCTGAATGCAATGGCCGATGGCATCGCCGCTTTCGCGGGACGCCAAGGCAATGTCTTCTGCGAGCAGGGTGCGGCACGCGACGGCATCGACCATCGCCACGTCCAGCTGGCGCGCGTAGCTTTCGAGGATGGGGGCATAGCCACCTCCCGCTTGAATGAACGCACGATCGAGCGCGATCGCCAGATCAAGCGAGGGCGTGCCGTGCCGGTCGCTTTCGCTCCAGTGTCGCACGGTGCGCACGGCGCGACGGCAAATGCGAGCGGCTTCCTTCCATCCGATGCGTCCGGCGACGGTGGTGATGGCGAGCGAGAAGGAGAGAGGGGCGCGAAGCTTGGTCATCGCGCCGCCCCCGGTCGTTGCACTTCGTCCTGCGCAGGGCAAGCGACGGGGGCGGGCGTGGCCGTTATGGTGTTTGCGAAATCCGAAGGGCGGCCAAGGGGAAAGACGAGATTTTCGGCGGTAAGCGGAATGCCCTGCGCAATGCCCTTTTCGAGCACCTCGGCCTGCTTTTGGGCGGGGATGTGCCCTGCGCGCTTCCACGCAGCGACCTTGCTGGGGCTTTCGCCAAGAGCGCGAGCCATCGGGCGGACACCGCCGAACAGGTCGAAAATAGAGGTGAGCCGTTCCATAGAACGATCATGTCCAAAAATTTGGTACGGATGTCAACAGGGAATTAGAGCATAAAACGTCCAAATATTTTGTACGACTGCGGAATGCCGTCCGCCGCTCATCTCCTGAAAGCATTGCGCCAGTCCGCGCGTCCGAAACTCTCGATCCGGCGTGCGGCAGAAATCCTCGATATGGGGCATTCGAGCTATGCCTTTTACGAGAACCCCAACCTCTTCAAGAAGCCGTACCTACCGTTAGAACTGACTCGGCGGATTGCCGTAGCGTTTGCCGATTATAGCGTCGATCCTGCTGAGGTGATGAAGCTCGCAGGGTTGAATGAAGCGGAGGCAGAGCCCGAAGCGCGGGCCGTCGAAGCGGCGCGTCCGGCGGTGCAGTACGTCGCCTTGCAGGTCGCCTTGCCTAGTGAACCCGCCCTCCGCGAGATGTTCGCAAAGCTGCTCGTGCTGGTTCCCGACGGGGCGTCAAGGGACGAGACCGCTGAAATTCTCGCTCGATGGCTGCCATCTGGCTTTGCAGGGATCGGACCCTATCTGCCCGATCCGGGTGCGGCCTCGTCTTCATCAAGCGCCGTTCTTCCTCAAGCTCCCGCCACAGTCGATCCCGAATCGCCACGACCGTAGCGCAGCCGACGTTGCACTGCAGGCAGGCGAATTCGCAGCCCGGCGTCAGTCTCAATACTTCCCCACTCACTCGACCGCGCCTTTAGGTGTTCCTGATTTGTTCTCGTTCTGGCGACGCTGGAACGTGTAGGAAAGAGGTAAAATCTACCTGTAAGAAAATTCAGCGTGGACAGATGGATGGGTGGTCGCATAGCCATCGTCCGAGATTTCTGAACGGGGGTTCTAGGTGAAGAAGGCTATCCTTGCGGGCATCGCCGCGCTCGTCGTCGCGGCCGGTGGCTGGTATTGGCTGTCGCCTGGTCTCGCGATGCAAGGGCTGCGGGATGCCGCGCTGGCAGGCGACAAGGACGAGCTACGCGAGCGCGTGGACTTCCCTGCCATCCGCGAATCCCTGAAGAGCCAGATGCGCGCGATGATGGTCGCGGAAATGGCGAAGGAGAAGGACAATCCCTTCGCGGCAATGGGCATGGCGCTGGCAGGTGCGATCATCGATCCGATGATCGACAGCATCGTTTCTCCCGACGGCATCAAGGTCATGGTGGAAAGCGGGAAGATGAAGAATCCCGACAAACCGGTGGCCGATCAGACCAAGGGCGAGGAAGCCGAGTGGGAGATCGAGCGGCGCGGCCTGGACAAATTTATTGCCCGCCCGAAGGCGACGGAGAGCGACAAGGCTCCATTGCTGATCTTCAAGCGTGACGGGTTGGGCTGGGATTTGGTGGACATTGAGGCGCCGACTGCCCGTGCAAGCACCCGGTAGTGCTGTGAGCTTGATCCGCAATCATTAGTGCGTCAGCACTTGAAAGTGACCTGTATGCAAAAAGAGCATCGTGACCGATTGAATTCCATCATGGGATTATTGGAGGCATTGCGAACCGCTACATCTGCGAAATTAGGGGGAGCAGATGAAGGTCTTTTTTCACCCGTCTCTCGCGTTGAATTATTGCAATTCACTGCAACGTCAGTTGCGTTGCACTCTACTACATTGAACATCATTAAAGAGATGGGGGTAGCGAATTCTGAAGTCGAGAGCTTAATGGAACTGGCTCGCGAACTTTATGATGAACTCATGCGGATTTCTATGCGTACCAGCGGAGTAAATAGCGCGCTTGAGGCATCCCAAGGCGAATCTGGCGAAGGAGGGGCGCAAAATGGCTGACCCCGACTTTAGGCTGCTGACTATCGCAGTTAACAACCAGATCAGAGGCAGGCAATTGCCCGGAGAGCAGTTGAATTCTGGCGGGGGCGGTGGCACATCAGGCGGTATGGAAGCCCGCGTAGCTCGCCTTGAAAGCGACATGGAACATGTCAAGAAGTCCGTCGCGGATATCGCCACGGATATGAAGTCTGTCCGGACGTCGCTCGGCGACATCAAGGTGGATCTCGGTCGTTTCGATGAGCGCCTGAAGCACATGCCCACCAAAGGGTTCATCTTCGCCACTTCGGCCGCCATGGTTGGGGTAACCAGCGCTATTGTCGCGCTGGTAGTGAAAATGATGAACTGAGGTTCGTCCGGACCAAACCTCGCATATGAATCCGGTGCCTGTGGTCTGCAGTGGGCCGGTAGGTGACTGTCCAGTTTGGAGCCGGATTGCAGGGACACCTGACACTCACTCGGGATCGGTTGCCGACCAGACGTCGTCAACCAGTTTTGGGCGACAGCAGCCCGCCCGCTTCCGGGCCGGCCGTTTGCTTTGTCATTCCGCAGTTATAAGGGTGAGCGAGGCAGAGGAAGGGTCGACGGTGATTTGGGAAAGCTACTACTGGAAAGAGCCGCTGTTGAAGATGGCGGATAGGATTGAGAAATATAGTCAGAAAGAAACGCTAACCGAGCGTCAGAGCGCTCAGTATGAGCGCGACCTGTTCATTGGCTATTACTCCGTCAGGAAGCTCTTCGAATCAACCGCAAAAGTGAGCGACGAGACAAGGGCGACAATGATGTCGCTGGACTGGTTTCCGAAGAAGCCGGACGCACCTGTCGTCGACTGGTATAATCGAAGTGAATTCTGGGATCTTTACGACCTAAAGGACCGACACAAAGAGCAGCGCGACGCGCTGTTTGTGGCCCATCGCCTTATTCACAGCTTCATTGTAGTTGGGAGCCCGGCGTTCGAAGGGGAAATGAGTGGAGATTTTTTCACGAGCGATCGGGATAAAGAGAAGCGGCTGTACTTCATCCCCACCGACGAAACGGTCGCTCTGTTCCGGGCCGTGGGAAGGGAGTATCCCGACTTTGTGACATGGCGCGACGAGAAGACGGGCGAGCGGCTTTGGAAAGCGCCAGCATCGAAGGGATCCGTGTTAGATGGGTAGCTACTGCGGAATCCACTTCGACAAGCTGAGCATCTGTGACTGGAGGTCCGAAGTGCCCGATGATTGGGCAGCGCTCTTTCAGGAACGGGATCGGCGCGATACGTGGCGAACCCGCGAGGTTGGCGAAGATCCCGAGCTTTATGTCGATTATGCTGCGAGCCGCAATGTCATCCTGCGCCGCTTATCTATTTTAGGAGCAACGGACGAAGCCGTTCAAAGGGCGTTCGACACTTGGCTCGCTGAGGAACAGGAGCAATGGCGCGGCTACGCAGAGAGCTGGTCCGACCAGGGAGCAATTTCTGAGATCCCGGCGAAGATGCTCGAAGGATTGAACGGCCTGACCTATCAAGAATGGTGCCGCTTTGCCTCAGGTGCTCTCCGTATACGCTATGACTTCGCCAACTATGACCAGATCCAAAACGATCTTGCCAACGACCCATTCAGGAAGCAGTTTCACGAACTCCAAGATAGCTATCTCTGGTTCGGTGGCTACGGCTCCCATCTAGGATTGCGCGCGCTGCTAGATGCTGCGTCGGACATTAAAGAAGTCCGCCTCGATATCAGCAATCTTCTTGGCGGATACGTCGACGAGCATGAGCCAATTTGTTCGCGGGCGAGGGAAAATGCACCGTATCAGATTCAGACGCTCGCACCTATTATGGTTATGGCTGAGGGAAGCAGCGACCTGACCGCGCTCAGGCTTGGACTAGAGGCGATGCACCCAGATCTGACGGACTATTTTTCGTTCTTCAATCATGCGGAGCTATCCGTAGACGGCGGAGCGATCTACCTCGTCAAATTCCTCAAGGCGATTGCAGCCGCACGATCCACGTCACGCATTCTGGCGATCTTCGACAACGACACTGCGGGCATTCAAGCCTACGAGCAGGCGAAAGCTTTGAAGCTCCCGCTTAATATCATCGTGACGCGCTATCCCGACAGCGATGTGGCCAAGGCGTATCCAACCGTAGGGCCGAGTGGTCCGGCTATCTTAGACGTTAACAGGCAAGCGGCCGGGATCGAGCTTTATATGGGGCGAGAGGCGCTCTTGCGTAACGACGAACTGAGGCCGGTCAGGTGGACCGGCTACATAGCGTCAGCGGGAAAGTACCAAGGCGAGGTGGAAGGGAAAGGCGAGGTCTTCGCAGCCTTCCGAAAGAACATCGCGTCGGTAAAAAGCCCGGAAGCGGCGCGAGCCTCGTTCCCCGACCTTGAGCAAGTGTGGCAGCACAACTTCGATTTGGTGGAGAAGAATTCAGGCTTGGCTTACCTGCGGACTGTGGAACACCTCGCTGAGGCTTGATAGCGCCTATCCGAATCAAACTTTTACCGAAGCGCTTAGCTGTGACGGCATTGTCTCAACGCCGGTCATAAGCAGAATGTCCGCTTATAGCCGCTTTAATTTCTCAATTGAACGGCTTGAACGGGCGCAGTGCCGCCCGGCAGTTCACGTGAACGGGCCGATTTCAGAACGTCGGGTTACAGGATGGGCAGATCAGATAGCTGCCTGTCATCTTTCAGGATGGGGAACGTCGTAGCTGCCGATTGGCATGGAATGCCCTTCCAGTGGAAAACCGCCTATGTCCGGGTGGAAGACCTTAAGAGGTAGGTGGTGCGCTTAGCCACAATACCGTGGCTCACATCCCGACAGCAAAGCCAACTCGTTGATCGCTCCTCCCCCGCTGGCCCGACAGATTCTGGCAAAAAGATCAAAATTTCACTTGCCAATGAAACACATAGACTGACAATCTCGCTCCCTAAAATGGGGGTAAAGCATGTCAGAGATTGAAGCTGTTTGGAGGAATAGCACCACTCTTCGAGCGGAAATTGATCCTTGGGCTAGCGATGAAATTGAGCATCTTCTGGAACTCAGTCACCTCAGCCAGATATGTTCTAGCATTCTGTGGTCAGACGATCAGTTAATCACTGACGAAATATGCGAGAGTATAACTCTTTCAGACCACGCTCGTAAAATTCTAGCTGAGGTCCCAGATCTTCAAAATTTTCCGGGAAAAACAGCAACTCTTGCTTTTTTCATTTCGTTTTATCATTTAGATATTTTCATCGACATCAATAAAAGCTCCGCGACGGAAATCGCTGATGTCCTGTCAAAGCATTTGTCATCTGGACGTATAAAGATCGCTAGTCGATTTGGGAGACGGTTATACGACAAGTATAATAAGGATTTCAATCTGCCACGCGCCGATCATTTATCGGTGGAGAGCACCGCTCTATTGCTACGCGACACGGAGCAAGGAGTTTATCAATATGGTTATAATATCACAGGTCCATTAGGGATATTGCAGTCACAAGAAGCTCGACGTGTTCGGGGAAGCCGAAAAGTCCCATTGTGGCATTGTGACAATATCGGATGTAACCATCTTCATGAAGTTGCATTGTCTGATTATAGTGTGCCGCTGCGACGAGCTGTCAGCCTAATCGAGTCTCACGCCGAAAATACTATGGGCCCTCCGTCCCATTGGGGGGCGGTAATGGCGGTCATGAAAGACGATTTGTTAGATGATAGATATGGTGACTTATTTATCTTTCTACAGGAGCAATTCAGCAGAGGTGAAAAGTCACTGATCCTGTTGGGTTTACTTGGCAGAGAGACATGTAAGGCGTCAATATGGGACTTGATAAAATTTCACTTCAATAAGCAGGAATACTCGAAGCCGCCGGCAGATTTTGTGGGAACTCTTTCCGATGAGCACCTGTCTCAAATCATATTTTCATGCAGCAATGAAGATATTATCGCAACGATCGACGGCCTTATAAATAAGGGCGACATTGCTATACCTTCTACTGAAGTCCGATTGGCAAGAACTCGCCTATCGGAATCAGAAGCAACATGCGCCGTTTCATCACTCGGCATTCGGTCCAGTGAGGCGAATCCCATTGTACGGATGGCGACGGCGATTTGGTTTGCGTATGATGACGCGGATAGTCTGACTGAACTATCGTGGCGGGCCCTGAAGGCTGCGGGGCCAGCAACGCCGGGAATGGTCTTGCAATATCTAAACAGCAGATCCCCTCGCGAAGCAGTAAATGAATTGATTTTATGCAGCAGCGACATCACGCAATTCATAAAAGATATTTTAATTATAGAATTGCACGATGATGAAGATGCTGCTCATTTATGCGATCGTCTGCTTTGGAAATTTGGCTTTGATGTTCCACGGTATGGAAAGGAATACCAGAACCTGGTGCGAAACCTTGACATCTTCAGGGATGAATTATCGCAACAGTCGCACCCATTCAGCGAATTGACGAGAGAAAAAATCCGTTCTTCCGGCGTAAATTTGTTTGTACATCTTGAGAATTTTCTAGAGATAATGATCTCTTATAATGTCTGGCTTTTCAGTAAAGATCACTTCGAAGGGAAGTTCATCTATGAGCCTAAAGAGGCGATTGCGGCGGTAGGTAGCGTAATCGCAGTGTCGGATGATATATTGTGGAATAGCTCGGGATCGAACACCTTGGGAGTTTTGCTGTCTTACCTGGCAGCTTCAGTCAAATGGCTTGAGAGCCTTTTTGCCCAAAACCAAGAAATGGTTAGTAGGCCGCCGTCTCATTACCCCCATTATTCATCCGAAGATGATAATTTATTTCCATTCCATAACATGCCCTTTTGGGCAAATTGTGATCAATCAGAACTCCGTAACTATGTAAGCGGTTACTCTGAAGTGGCGTCAGCCTTTCTTCGTTCAGAATTAGCGCTGGTGCGTAATGGCCTCGACCATTACAGAGCACCAGATAAATTTCCATCCTTAGAAAAGATGATGATATGTGAAATGCAGCTGCGGCAAGCAGCCTTTTCTGCTGATGCTAAGAGCTTTTTTCCAAAGACGTGGTGGATGCAAACCCGCCTTTATAATCTGAATGGTCAGTATGAAGAAATGTTCATGGACCAAAGCCGTCGCGAATTAAGACTATCTTATCCGACTGTGCTGAAAGGCATTCGAGAGGTAACTTTTGGTATACCAACAATAATCCCTCATGGAAATCTGCTAGGACAAGCAAATTCTTCAGTTATATTTTCCATTAAAGAACAGAGCGAAGCGTCTTTAATGTGGTCGGATTATCCTTACCGAAGACCGGACGCGCAGTTATTCGAGCAAAATGAGCCAAGCACTGAAGTGGCTGTTTTAGTTAATAAGGCTTCAAAATAGAAAAACTGAATCTGCTTTCGTTTTATCATGCATTTACATACACCGCGTTATCTGCCGGAGGGTCGCTGAGGGCGTGGCGCCCCGCATCCGGGATGGGGCGATGGCCGACCGGCAATTTTTCTTGCTGCCGTTGGCTCGGCGCGATCTGAACGAATGAATGACCGCTTACGGGCGCGCGAGAAAGGCACTTGGTCGGCGACAATGGGCGCATGGCAGAATTTCCGCAGACGCCCCGTTGCGGACATGGGGACACGTGGTAGTTAGAACCATGCACGCTCGCTTTCTTATGGTAGCCGCCGCTGCGGTATTCGCGACAACCGCTACCGCGCAGACGGTCGGCAACCCGGCTGACAACTCAGAGGACGTGATACTCGGGGCGTGGTCTGATCCGGCGAAATGCAATCGCGCGAATGCCATCCATCTCACGTTCGACGACGTGCTGCGGCGAGGTGAAGGGCTGAACGGCACCTGTGTGGCGGTCCAAGGTTTCTGGGCAGGCCGCGCCCTCTTTAAGCGTGCGAGCCAAGGCAACGCTGATGGATCAAACTTTGATAGGTCACTCCGTGGTCATCGCATTGGCATCTACGCCCGCGAGGAGGTTCTTGAGCATGCTCCTCAACGTGCTGCGCGCTACACGATGGTCGGCATCATCGGACAATGTGAAACTGAGTGGCCGCGTGCGATGATGGTGCTCGGTTACTGCCACTACACGGGCGGGCCGATCTTGAAGATCGCGGAAGTCATTGCGTCCTCAACGGCCAACGGCAGCTAACCACCCCTTGGCGCCGCTCGTGAACATGCTCGGCGAGGGAGAGCGGTCGGTCCGCTGCCAAGCGCGCCGGATCGGGCTTCCAACGACCGACTAGGGCGCACAAGCGCCAAATGTGCCACTGTCCTCTGGTGTGCTATCGGAACACTGCACCGTTGGCGGATCGTGACTAAATGGTCGTCGCTCTCTCCATTCTCAGATCGGTCCGAAACCCGCCGCCTTTGTCCAGGCGGTGGATCACCTCGGAAACTAGCCACGTCGTCCCGCCGATACCGGCTTTGAACCCGCTGACCGTGACGCGGGCTTCAGGGTAGACATCTGCTCGGCCAAGCGCGAGGGTCATGTCGAAAGTCTCGGGTGCGCGCTTCAGACGGGCCGTTTCTGCCGTCGCTGCGCGCTTTGCTGTAGCCTCATCCGGGTAGACCTTGCGCAGCTTCTTTGCCCCATCTGACTTCCCGACCGTGACGGTCTTTCGCTTGGCTGCCTTCTTGTCGTGCCAGCTGGCGGTGACGCCTTCCTGCCCGTCGCGCTTCTGCCGCTGCCAGTTGTGCCGATCGCCGTCGCGCCTGCGGATCGTAAGGCCAGGAAGAGCAATGCCGGTGCTGGTTTGCCCGGCCCCCTTGGGCACGAAGACAAGGTGCTTGTCCTTGACCGTTGCGGCAGCGTCGTTTTCCCGTCCTAGGCGGCGCAGGAACGCGACATCGCTTTCCCGGCTCTGACTGATGGTCGGCAGCGCGATCGACGCCAGAGCGGGCGAGATACGAGCCGTAAGGCCGTTGCGCCCGGCAACCTCCTGCAGCACGGCGCCGAGCGTCGTGTTCGACCAGCTTTGCGACCGGCGATTGCGGATCTCGCTGGTGAAGTCTGCCGCCCTGGCACGGATGGTGATCTGATCGGGCGGGCCGCTGTGGCCGACATCGTCCACCTTGAAGCTGCCCTTGTCGATCAGGCCCGGCGTGACGTCGCGGCCCTGCAGCCAGCCCAGCTGCAGACGCAGGACGACGCCCTCGGGCGGGATCGCCAGCATGCCGTCATGATCGCTCAGCACGATATCCAGCTGATCGGCCTCGTCCCCGCGCTTTTCCGAGAGAGTAAGCGAGACGAGGCGGGGACGGATGCGATCGGACAGATCGACGCCGTCGAGTGTCACGCGCCAGTCGGGGATGTTGTTGACGGCATAGCTCATGCCCCGGCCGCCTCGCTGGTGACGGCGGCGGGATCATCCACCCCGAGCAGGTCGATACCAAAGTCGATCCGGCGCGGTGAACCATCCGCCATAAGGTAGGTCTGGCGCTCGTCGATCGCGGTGATGACGAAATTGCCGTAGACCCGGCCGCTGCCGGAGACCAGCGGCCATGCTTCGCCCGTTGCCGCCATGATGCGCAGATCCTCCAGCGATACCGCGCCGTCCGAAAGTTCTGTGTAGACGGCACCGGACAGCGTGACGGTTTCGTCGCCGGGGCCGACGAACTGCGTCGCATCGCGGGCGCCAATGCGCGGCGCGCGGGCGTGGCGCCAGTCCATCTTGTGCTGCAGTTCATCGAACGGGAGCGTGCCGAGTTCGAACAGGAACATGCCGAGGGCCATCAGGTGCATCGTTGTCGTCCTCAGTTGCCGTCATCACCGAAGCCGCGGCCTCGTCGTTCACGCTCGATCTTCTCGATCGCCCGGCGAACTTCCTCCGCGATGTCCTGCGCGCTGCCGCCAGCGCCGACATGGATGTGGATTTGATAGGTGTTGCCCGCTGCGGCGGCGGCACCGATCCTGCCGGCCGCACTCTGCGCGGCGGCAGGCGCGGCGATGCCGGCAGCTGCGATGGTGCCAGCACCCGCGCCAACAGCGAGTGCGCGGGTCATCTGCCCCGACAGATCGGTGATGCGCGACAGCGGCCCCGACGTGTTCGCGGCAAGGCCCTGATCGAGCCCGGCCATGACGAAGCCGCCGAGGCCAGCAAAGACGCGAGAGGGCGAGTGGATACCCAGCTTCGCCTTGAACCAGTTCGCGACGGCGCTGGCGGCGCCCATCACCGTAGACTTGAGGTTGCCGAGCATGCCGACGATACCGTTGATCAGCCCCTGTATGAGGTTCCGCCCGATCTCCGTGAAATTGAGCGAGCGCAGGTAGCCGAGCACCGGCGCGAATGCCTGGATCATCAGGCCGAGCGGCGTGAAGCCGAGGAAGGCCTTGACGATGAAGGCCAAGGCACCGGCGAACAACGCCTTGATCTGCTCCCACAGCGAACCGAACCACGCGGTGATCGCGCCCCAATTAGCGTAGATCAGATATGCGGCTGCGGCGACTGCGGCGATAGCCGCGACGATGCCGAGCAACGGCAGCAGCGCGATGCCGAGCGGCGCGGCGGCGGCGGTCAACGCCGCGAAGGCCAGCGCGATGCCGCCCAGCAGGATAAGCAACCCGGCGCCGATGCCGAGGAACAGCATGATGCCCTTGGCCAGCACCGGGTTCTCCTGCGCCCACCCGCGAAAGGCGCTGGCGGCGGACTGCACCATGCCCGCGACCTTGACGACGGTGGGCAGCAGCGCCTTGCCCATCGTGATGTTGAGGCCCGACAGGGCGTTGCCGGCGAGACCAACCGCGCCTTCGGTAGTGGCAATGCGGTTGAGGAACTCGCCGTGCATCGAGCTGGCCGTCTTGCTGGTATCCCGCACCAGTGCGAGCCGCTTCTGCAGACCGTCGAGGTTGGTGAGCATCGGCGCGATTGCGGCGACGCTTTCCGAGCCGAACAGCTGGGTCAGGATCCCGGACTGCTTGTCCGCGTCCAGCTTGCCGATGCGGCTCATCACGTCGGTGATCGCCCCGGCCGCGTCAGTCTGCATACGCTTGGCGACGTCGGTGGCGCTGAGCCCAAGCGCATCGAAAGCGGCCTGCTGGCTCTTCGTCGCCGCCTCGCCCTTGGTAAGCGCCAGCATCGTGTTCTTGATGCCGGTTGCGGCAACCTCGCTCGGGATGCCGATGGAATCGAGCGTCGAGCCAAGCGCGGCGATCTCGGGCGCGGCAAGGCCCGCCACCTTGCCCAGCGGGCCGATGCGAGTGATGATGTCCGTGACGTTCGCGGCCTTGCCGCCGAAGCGGTTGGTGAGCGCGTTGACGCCGTCGCCCAGCGCTCGCACGCCCGCCTGCGGCAGTTCGAACGCGGTTCGCCACTTCGCCATCGTCTCGCCCGCCTGATCGGCGGTCATGTCGAAGGCCACACCCATCTCGGCCGCGTCGTTGGTGAACTCCAGCAGTTGCTGGCGCTGATTGGCCATCGGCTTGCCCACTTTGTCCATGCCCACACCGGCGGCACCGGCAGCGGCGGCGATCGTCGCCAGCTCGTCGGCGGCCATCGGGATCTTCTCGCTCATGTCGACGAAGTCATTCGACATCTGCTGGATCTGCGGCGAGGTCATGTTGGTGACCTTGGAGACGTCGGCCATGGCGCTCTCCAACGTCATCGCCTGCTTCACCGCGCCGACGACAGGCGCGGCGGTGGCGATGCCGGCGCCGACCATGCCGAGCCCCATGCCGGTCGCCTTGGTGCTCATATCGTTGAGCTTGTCGGAGTTGCGCTTGGCCTTGTTCACCCGCTCCAGCTGGGCGGTCTGCTGGCGCAGGGCGCGGTTCGCCTGTTCGGTACGCTCGGACAGGCGATCCTCGTGCCGTGCGAGATCCGCAACGTCGATGCCGGCGGCCGACAGCTTGGCGGAGAGCTGCTGCAGTTTGGCGCCGCCGGCATCGAGGCGCGCGGTCAGCGCGGCGGCCTGCCGCTCTGCCTGGGCGAAGTCTTTCGCCAGCGCCTTGGTCGGTTTGTCGGCGGCGTCCATCTGCGCGCGCAGATCCGCAAGCCGGGTGTTGGTCTCCTGCAGCTTGCGGGTGTCGGCGCCGAACGCGGCCTCCTTCACCTTGAAGCTGCCGATCTGCTTCTGCACCTTGTCGAGGTGCTGGAGTTCCTCGGCCGTCTTCGCCAGATCCCGGCGCGCGGCGGATGACGCGCCGGTGATCGACTTGAGGGGCGCGGTCAGCTTATCGAGCCCCTCAAGGATGACCTGAAGACGAAGGTTCCTGTCCGCCATTACTTCTTTCCGGGTTTGTCAGGGGGCTGCGAGCGGCGCGCGGCCTGCGCGCGCCAAGACATGATTTCGGAGAGGTCCATCTCGTCCATCGCACCGGGCGGCCAGTGGAACACGGCCGCCAGATCCGCCATCGCGTCATCTACTGTGCGAGGACATCCGTGCGATGCGACTTCTGCAGCAAAAAACCGCCGATCTCCACGCCGCAGGCGAGCAGGTCAGCCGTGTCGAGGTCCATGGCCTCGGCCGGGCTGATGGTGGGGTTGGTGATACGCGGCAGGATCACGTGCAGCGCGTCGGCCTTCAGCTGGCCGAGGTCGACGAGCGAGATGCCCTTGAGAGCGCGGCCCTTGGGCCTACGCAGTTCGAGGAAGCCGATCGTCTGCTCGCCGCGCACGATCGGGGTATCGAGCGTGACGACGGCGACGTCGCGGTGGGCTTCGGGGGTATCGGTCATGGTGATGAACTCCGGGAATTAGGGAAAAAGGAGGCGGCCCGGCGCGCGGCCGGGCCGGGAGGATCAGAACAGGCCCATCAGGGCGCGGCGCTCGGCCAGAAGATCGACGCCATCGACCACCTCGATCATACCCAGCGGGTCGATCTCGATCTCGGTTCGGCCGTTCCAGACAATCTTGAGGTAGGCGACCGCCATGGTCGTGGTGAACTCGCTGGCCTCGCCCACCTCCTGATCGCCCATCTCGATTTCCGAGAAGCGGCCGCGCATGATGACTTCGATGTGATCGACGTCGGCGGTGTCGTCGGCCTGATAGTTGCCGGCGAAGCGGATGTAGACGCCGTCCACCGTGGGGGTGCCCCACTGGCGCAGGATCTGCCGCATAGGGCCGCCGCAGACGAAGGATGCTTCCATCGCCTCGTGCCCCATATCCATCTGCACTTCGCCGCTCATGCCGGCGCCACGATAGCCCTCCATCTTGCGGGTCAGGGTGGGCAGGGTCACAGTCTTGGCGTCGCCCTGATAGGCTTCGCCTTCGTTGAACATCATCATGTCCTTAAGGGTGCGGGGCATTCCCATGGCGGGCTCCTATGATCGTATGAGAGGGAGAGGCGGGCCGGATCAGGCGTCGGCCGACAGCTGCGCCGAGAAGTCGGCGAAGTAGCTGTCGGTAATGCGCTGGTTGAAGCCGAGGTCTTCGAGTGGCGGCGGCACGGTGTAGTCGTATTCGATCCGCAGCTTGCCCGCCTTGAGGGCGGTGACGTCGTTGTTCGCCTCGTTGTACCAGGCATTGGCGCCAAGGATCACGCCGCCCGCCTTCAGCTGGCGGAAGAGGCCGTTGATCGTCTCGATGATGTCCTTCGCGAGGCTGGGCGTCAGCGGCTTGTCGATAGCCCACAGCATGCCGTTCACGATGGTGTCGGCGAGCAGCTGCGCGACGCGCGTGGTGCTTTCGAACACGAACGGGCTTTCGTCCTCGGCCGTGGTGCGGTTGCCCCAGAAGCGATAGCCACTATCAGTGCGCACCAGCGCGGTCACCTGCGAGGCATTGAGCACCCCGGCTTCGCTCGACGCATCCTCGATGTCCCAGTGGATGTCCTTGGTGAGCCCGAAAATACCGCTGACAGCGACGTTCGACAGCGTCTTGTGCGGACCCGTCTGGGTGTCGATCAGCGCGCGAAGGCCCATGGCGCTGGCAGCGGCGTAGCGCGGCACCGCAGCATTAGCCGTGGTATCCCACGCAAGGAAATCGGGCATCAGCAGCATCAGTTCGCGGGCACTGAAGTTTGCCCGGTAGGCGGTGACGGCTGCGACGTTCTCACCGATCGCGCGGGCATAGGCGAAGCCGCGTAGCTTCTGGGCGACCACGGTAAGCGCGGTGGTGACGGCCTGCGTTTCGAGGCCGGGGGTGCCGAGGATTTTAGGCTTAACGCCCAGCTGTGCCTGCGCGGCCAGCAGCGCCTGCATGCCGGTCTTCTGCCCGTCGGCAGTAGTGGTGCCGATGACGTTGCTGGCGGTCGCGGCTGCATCCGCGCCTTCCTCGACGCGCACGACAACGACGATCGGGCGCGTCAGGTCGGCGATGGCGCGCAGGGCTTTCGCGAGCGTGCCTTCGACACCGGCGCTGCCGATCGCGGTCTCGACGTCGGTAATGAGCGCGGGACGGTCGAGCGGGAAGACGGCGGCGCTGGCGTCCGAGGCGGTGGCGACGAGGCCGATGATCGAAGTGGAAACCGCCGTCAGCGTGCGTGCGCCTTCGACGATCTCGGTAACGGTGATTCCATGCTTGAAGGGCATCGGCAGATCCTTGGGGCTAGAGAGACAGAGCGAGGCTGACGCGCGCCGCCGCAGAAGCGGTGTCCGTACGGTCGGCGATGATGTTGAGGGTGGCAGCGCCGGGGGTGGCGCCGGCGGTCAGGGTGACGCGGCGCAGGCGAACGCGATCTTCCCAGCGAGTGATTGCGAGCGCACTGGCGGCATAAATCCGCAGGATGTTCGGCGCATCCATGGGCTTGTCGATCAGGTCAGGAACCTGCGAGCCGTACTCACGGCGGCCCACGCGGGTGCCGATCGGCGTCTTGACGATGTCGTCCAGCGATTCCTTGATGCTGGCAAGGCCGTCGATCGCGGCGCCGGTCGAGCGGGACATGCTGGCCATCAGATGGGCGCCCCGGTCTGGGCGCCGCCGGCCGCAACACCGGTGTGCTTGTGGCTCTTCAGGCTGATGCCGCCGCCAATGACGTCTTCCGAAGCTTCGGCCTTGCCGTCGATCGTGACATTGCCGTTGATCGTGACGTCTGCGTTGATCGTCAGGCCGCCGGGTGCGGTTACGTCAGCCCTGCCGCCGGCAGGAAGGTTGACGGTCAGCTTGTGCGTGGCGAAGTGGTACGAGATCTCCGCCCCGTCGTCGAAGACGATCAGGAACAGGTCGGGATCGGAAGATGGCGCGGGGTTGGCATCGGACCAAAGGCCCGGCAGGACCAAGCCATTGGCCAAGTCGCCCTCTGGCGAAAGCACAGCGCACTGTTCGCCGAAAGAAGGCGGAGCCCAAACCTTCACGCGGCCAGAGCGCCATGCAAGCCACGGCAGGTCGCCCGTCGTGAGATCGCCGATCTCGACAGTACAGGTCGCGGCCCCCGGGTCGGCAGAGGC